AAAGGTGATGAAAGAACACTGTCTGAAAGATTGTTGGATGGTCTTGCAGGAGCAATAAACGGACTGATTCAATTCATATTCATTGATACTATTAAATTAATTCAGGACGTAGTAAACTTTGGTATTAGACAGATAAACAAGTTTGCAGAATTTGAATTATTTGGAAAGAAGATAACTGCATTTACTCCTATGGAAGAGGTAACCTTTGGAGATGACCTTGCAGTAGCAACTGAAAAGTTTATAAAGGATAAGATTGGTTCTGGAAAACTTGAATCTGCGAAGAAGAGAGAAGCTCAGATTCTTGCACTAGAAGAAAAAGGAATGACTGAAGAGGAAGCAATTAAAGCACTTGATAAAGGTGCAAATCTTGCTCCAAAAGAGTTTGCTATGACTCCAGAAAAAGTAACTCCCATTGTAGAGGAAAAACCTGAACAAATGGGAGCTAGTGTATTTACCGATGCTAGAACCAGTCAAACTAGAATTGACCAGAGACAAAGTATACTTACTTCAAATTCTGCTCAAAACGTAGATGATGCTATTGGTGCGCTTAAGTAATTAACTCGCAGCTAACTTCTCAAAATACTTCATGGTATCTGAAGAAGAATCAACCGATTCTGTCATCGGAGTTCCGCCATCAAACGGAGCTTTAGAAACGTCTGGGTCACTAAAAGAATCCTCTACATCCTGAGCAATCTGCTCAGCAGTTCGATTATCTCTATGTTCACCAAGAACACGTTCCATCTTCTCCTTCAACTCATCATAAGTTTTGAAGTTAGATGGGTCATGAAAAGGCTTCAGTTTATGTTCTGCGTTATACGCCTTTTCCATAACTGACTCATCCTTATCAAGAGGTGCCGGCACATCAAACTCTGATTTGTCATAGTTCCAGTAACCATCGACTTTACGAATCTTCAGTTTGAAGTTCGCTCCTTTCCAGAGGTCAAAAGGATTCACAGGGGTTTCATCCTCAAATTGAGGTTGCATTGCCTCCATGACCTTATCAAAGATCTTCTTACCAAACTTATACAGAAAAACTTTTCCTTCGTTCTCTGGGTGTTTGGGGTCCGCCACAACGTAAATATTTGTGTAATATGACAACTTACGTTTCTGTTTACGGGCAGTATCTTTGTCCGCCTCAGAACCAGAATTCCAGAGTCGGCGATTCATTTCACCAACTGGGTCATTCTTATTGATGGTAGTGAGACTATTCTCAATGTACCATCCGCCTGGTCCCTGAAAAGAATGTGAGAACATACGAATCCAAGGAATCTCCTCTCCTTCTGGAGCAGGAAGAAATCGGATTACTGCAAAACCATTACCTGACTTATCCATTTCTGGTTTCCAGAATCGGTCATCGTCAAATGATTTTGTTTCGGGTGAGCTCTGTTTCTGGAACTCATCCAGAAGAGCATTTAGGTTGGACTGTTTTTTAAGTGCTGAAAACGACATATTTTCCTTTCGTATTATCGTATTATTAATATTAGCATATTGAGCGAGAAACCAGTGAGGACTCCCCCGAGCCCAGGTTCATCCCCTTGTTGGCTCTTCTGGTATCTCACTCATATTTAGTTTCCATAAAGCTTTCCAGCTTACAGGAAATTCCCTTCCACAATAGAATGCAATCTTATCTGCAACTTCTTTAGACTCATACTGAGCATCTGGAGAACATCTAAGATTACATACCCTTGCAAATGCATAAAGTGTACCAGACCAGTACCACTCTGTCATCATACTTTGAGGAAGTATCATACGTGCTTGTTCTGGTGCAACTCCAGCTTCAATCATCGTATTGTAGTTCTTTAGTGCAATGTTCTCTACCTCAGATTTAAGAGTATCAGTTCTTCTATCACGATTTACCCATTCAATGGTATTCTCACTAGAACCTTGTTTCTTATTAACTGGGCGACCTCTCCAAACATCCACATCGTAGAACTCTGGTGGAAAGTCTACATACCTTCTGCTAATTTCATTCCAAGTCAACCCTATCTGATGTTTGACTAATTGTCTTGCAACAAATACAGGAGCTTTGATATGAAACTGTACTGAACAGTGACCAAATGGTGACCAATGATTATGGTCTGCAAGATACTTAATAAGTTTTGCATCACCATCTGTGAACTCTGTTTTATTTTTACCAAATGATACACGGGCAGCATTTACTACAGTGAGATCACTGCCCATCATATCAATCAGAGAAACCTCTGATAACGACATTACTTACCTCTTTTTACGGAGTTAAGAACTTGCAACTTACGTTGCAAAAGAGCATTGTCATACTCCAGACGCCGGACTTCTTTCTGAAGTCCACCCACTCGACTTTTCAAGTGAGCAACTTGACGAATCAAGTCCTCTGGGTTCTTTTTGCCCTTTCTTTTAGATTCGGTCATATGACTTCTCTAAAATGGTTGACTCCAATCGGGAGTTTTCAATGTACATTAAACAGGTAATGTACTAGTTTTCGGTAGAAAATGAAGACTCTCAGCTTCCACTTGAATCTTCTGTTTGAGTGATTTGTTCACTAATCTGCCTAGAGACTCTGGTTCTATATTCTTCTCTGAACAATACTCTAGACACGCATCAATATAAGTTAGACGTTTCTCTTGAACCATTTCTTCAATGATTGTAGAGAACTTTGTTGGGGTCAAAAAATTTAATTCCATAATTAGATGTTGAAAAGTTTTGGGGGTTTTCTGTTCCCAAGTAACCCCCATACTCGGCTTTGGATTAGGCAGCGAGTGCCATCCTAGCGGGTGTATAATCAGCGTTGTTTGCGATTATGGTTTGTGAATCTCCTCAGTTCCTTCACTTCCAATCGAACTCTATTGCAGCCCCATCGACAAAATTCCTTGAAACCCTCTTGGTGGAGCTGAGCGGAATTGCACCGCTGTCTTAAAAGTTATATAAACTGTATCATTGACTCAGTTGTATTTATAGTAACACACTGTTTTGCAAATGTCAAGTTATTTCTCACCATTTCTCATTATAATTCCTGCCTCAACTTCCATGATACATTGAGGTAAAACACCAGCTGAAATCTCATCAAACTTTTTGATACTCTCAGGAGAACCATTCTCAGCCTCATGAAATGGCATAGAATGTCGTATTGCATCTACTACACAACCACATACTGCACGTATATCATCAGGCCACATTCCCTCTGCAAGAGATTGATTCTGTTCTACAGTTTCCCAACAACCCTGAACAAAACCATAAAGATATGTTGTTGGATACCAATATGGAGTAGCTCCGTCTGGATGAGCATTTATACTCGTTGCAAACAATAAAGCTAATCCTGTCAATAATATTTTAAATTGCATCTTTCGGATCTGGTTCTTGTTCATTCATTTGCATTTTCATTCTCATCAATTGTACTTCTTCCATAGAACACTTGAAAGAAACATCATAAACAATTTGAGCATTCAGGGGGTCAATAGGTTGTTTATTGAAGTCATTCATAAATGTCTCATAGTCATAATCCATTGACATAACATCTACAATGCATTTACAAAGATTAAATAAATGCTCTGGTGGATATTTAAAACGAACAGCAGAATCATGAGACATTCGGGTAAAATATAAAGTTACCCAATAGTTTCTTTGGTCATCTGTCCATGTACTGATTTTTTCTGTCACGTTATCCGTGACAACCACTGGTGGCGGAGTTTCTTTAGGTAAGCAACCAAAGAAAAACAGCGATGCACCAATAATGAATATTTTGGTTATAGTGCTCATGCAGCCCTTTTTGATTTATGGTTGTTGTAATCCCGAATAGACTCTCTAAGTAATTCGGTATAATCATCCACTCTTTTAGTGAATGTTTGAGGTATTCCATCATCGGGAACTGCAAAAATTATTATTTGATTACAATCTATTCCTGTACGTTCTGTAAACATCTTTGCATACGCCGTACCTTGGATAAAATAGTTTTCAATCCACTCTTCTTTTTTCGCACTATTGGATGTCTTGAAATCCACTACGGATAATCTCCCATCCCATTCGGCAATCATGTCTACTGCACCAGCTACTCCAAACTCATCTGAGTAAAGATAATCTTCAATGCAGTATATCTTACCTATTTTCTGTTCTAACTCTTGTATTGCTTCTAAGAACAAATACCACACGCCAGGATTCTTGGCGATTGCATCTGTCCTAAACTCATCTACATCCGTTATTTGATTCAAGAAGTATTGTTCCAGTAATGAATGGAACTGAGTACCCCTTGTGGTTGAGCGT